ATACAGGAACGATATTAGTACCGACTACGTTATAATTGTCATCATACTTTGTATCAATAGCAAATGCTTCCCACTTGCCATTGTAGACATATAAGAACTCTTCTCCTGAGTTTGAGTTCTCTGCATACTCATCAAAGTTTCCATCAAGACGAGGTGCTTCACTATCTCCACCATAATATTCTGGTTGGGGATCTCTCTTTACAAACTCTTGCTTTTCATTATCATATACATTATCTGACCAACATGAACTCATGTTACCACCATCGATTAGATCAACAATATTCTTTTTTGTGTTGTACTGTTCTTTGAGAGTAACACCCAACCACTCAGGATAACCATCCCAATGATGATATACTGAGAGGATTGAACCATCTGCTAGTTGAAGTCCGATTCTTGCGTTGGTTGACATGTGTTTTTCTTAACTATTAATAGTATGGCATAAAAAATGACCCCTGCCTAGGGGTCATGTGACAGTTTGTAGATTGTCCTACTCAGGAACTAGATACCTACAAATTCTTCGTGCCGATTTGTTGTGTTTTAAGTTCTCAGAATCGACTAAACAATCGAAATAGTCGTTCCATAACTCTGATTCGTATGTATCGGCATCAAAGTGGTTGTATTCTGGAGTTTGTTTGTGCGTTAAAATGTTATGCATAGGTTTTCCTCACGATAATATCATAATTATCTCATAATAATGAGAGGGTTTAGTGCATCTTGTTTTCCTCTGTGTGTAGCATATGCTGACTGGTATTATTTATGTGTCAATGTCTCAAAATTCACACAATGTACATCATAATTAATGTTCTCATTGAACAGTTCCATCACATGATAAGTTGACTCTTCTCCAACAGTAATGACCTCTGTTTTATTCCAAGGTGTGTCTTTGTCATGATAGACAATTCGGTATGCATTTGGGATCATCGATGTACAATCCAATTAGGGTCATCAGTTGGGTGTACCCACCATCCTTGATTCATATTAGGATGAAAGACATACCACCTCTCAAGGCGTTCACTCACATGAACGAAACCATCTTTCTTTAGATGGTATTGGAACATTTCACATGCTTCCCTTGATTCTTTTCTGGGTTCAAGTCTTACTCTCATGCTTCAATAGAGTGAGTTTACTGCATCATATTCAGATCCGAGTACACTAGATACCCAATCATCCTCGTTTTCTTGAACACAATCAAATGAACTGTTGTATTCAATGTTGACTCGATCCAGTTTAAATGTACTGACCGAACCCCTTGCGATCTTCGATGTTTGCTCTTCGCTCAAGATCTTGCCATTGACGTTTTTTGCGTTTGAGAGTCCTGATTTCGTCATCTGTGTATAAAAATGGGTCTTTGTTTGCCTCTTTGAGTGCCTTGTTGATGGATTTAATAATCCCAACACTCGTTGTAGGTTTGTTTACAGGAGTAATCATAACATTGAATCTTTTGGTGTGGGGGACTCTTGTGACGCTTTGTCGTTTGGCATAACGTACAAGTTCCCTGAGAATGTAATACGGGGTGTATCTACGGGGTTAGGTGCAACCATATGAGGGTAATGTGATGGGAATACAATCAGATCTCCCTTAGATGCTTTAGGGATGACTCTAGTTTGTATTGGCATTTTGAATGCATCACTTAAACCAGACTTCTTATACTTGTCATGATCGTTGTATATAAAACGAAACAACGGATCTCCGTCAGGTACATCATATAGGTAACACATGCTCAGGTTACAAAAAGGAACATCATGAGTATGATACTCTTGATGCATACCTTTATTATATAGATTTGCCCATGCCTCTTGAGGTTTGATCTCTATATCAATTTGAGGTTTAAGTTCATCGATCATCTTGTCTAGGGTTGATCGGATACATTCCAACCAATCATTCCAAGGTAGATCGAAATTACCCTGAGATTGAAATGTACTTAGACAATTACAATCCCAAGGGGAATCTACATAGATGCTTTCGTCTCTGATCTGCGGTTCAAATAATTGTTCGATCTGTTGTTGGTATTCAACAGGAACTGTCTCAATGTAATACCATTGAGGACAGAACATTTCTATAGTCATTGCTTATAAAGATCATTAAGATGAAGTTTATCTACAACAGATTGAACATAGTCCATCTGTCCATGATAAAAGTCTTCAGAGATATTCTTATCTTTGAAGTATCGTTTCTGTAAGTATGAAACGTATTTAACGAGAGACTCTTTTAACATAGTCTTCTCGTTGATGTCTAGTAATGCAGAATGATAGAGGTAACTCATCCCTTTATCCGTAATGATTTAGTGTATTCTAGTACATGATCTCGTATTTCGAGAAGTTCGTCAAGACATGTTTGGTTTCTCGCACAATTCCTTAGTGCTGAGTCAGGTTTATACAATGACTCTTCAAAAAGAGTCAAACCTCTGTTGTATGCTTCTTCCTGTGGGGATAACATGTTAGTATTGTGTTGTGTAATCCATTTCGTAGGTTACTTCGGTACTGTCATCAAACTCTACTTCATCATACAAATCATCATCCCCAATCTTCGTCTTGGACGTTGGCATTGAATCTTTGTTTTCTTTTGTTTGATTTGTAGTTGCCATTTGTATCTTCAAGAAAGTTTGATTTTGAATTCCGAGTCCTTTTATCTCGGATAGATTTACCATAGGAGTAGTTGCCTCGTTCGCTTCCACCCCTTCTGAACGTCTTACCCATTGAAATTTAGATTTTAGTCTAAAGTAAACTACAGTTTATATATGAGATGTGAGATCACACCTCTGTTTCGGTTGATACGGTTCGGGACATCCCATCAGTAATGCTAAAGGGAATAAGATTCTCTGTATCAGTAATACCTTCATCAACGATGAGGTCATCAAAAACATAACCAACACCATGCAAGAAGTCTGAAGTCTTTTCCACTACATCTTGAATGAGTGTTCCTTCAAACTCCTTTGTTGTGACAGTTCCGTCTTCGTCAGTTGCGGTCAAAATAAAAGAGGGCATTGGTCTTAACCAAGTGAACCCTCGTAGTATAGCAGGTTTTTAGATGGGTGTCAACCCTTAGGATATGCCGACTTCGTACTCTTGACTCCGTTGTACCAGACACCAGTCTTGGCGGTCTCTCCTAGTTTACCATCATCAATGTCATGCCAGAGTTGATCGAGTTGCTCTTCTATTGGATTATATGCCCACCTTCTTAACGTCTCATAACTTTGAGTAGGAGTGCTTACTCTTGAGATAGTATCTGTTTCTTTATCATATGTAAAACTTGGCGGTGCATCTGCATCTGCCTTATATGATAATGCAGACTCATCAAAATTTTTCCATTCGTAATCAGAGTGTACTTCAAATGTAGCGTCATCTGCTACTAATTGATGAACTTGACCTGCTTCGATGTGTACTAATGCTTTCATGTGACTTAAGAATAATTGTAGACGATTACACAACCTGCACCACCACGACTGTTGTTGTGTGCATAACTGTTTTGAGAATAATATCCATAACCTCCACCAGAACCCCATTGTCCATGGGTGTTCTCAGCGTTAGTGCTACTGTTATGGTGGTTTGATCCTGCTTTATGCCAGAAACTACATCCAGATCCACCTTCTCTGTTAGATCCGTGGGACATTTCACCACCGCCCCCTGGCAAATTAATGTCTCCACCACTGGCGTTTCCACCATGTCCACCTTCATATGGGTTATCAGTATAACCTCCATCACCACCAGTAGCAGTACAGTATGAACCAAAGGATGAAGTTCCTCCTGATCCTCCTCTACCACCATTCCTAACATAGTCGCCACCACCACCGTAAGTATAACTTACAGTACTAACACCTGAGACGTCAATATATTTAATTGCGGTTGCTCCACCGCCTCCACCTGCACCACGATAGTTGTTATCGTTAGTTCTAGAACCTCCACCACCACCTGTAACATATACTAAAACATGGTTGCAACCCGCAGGTTTTGTCCAAGTTCCAGATCCACCAGAAGTAGAGTTACTGTTCCATGTACCATTCTGCGATGTATATACGTTTATACCTAATAATCTACCCTCCATTGCGGTGGGAACCCATGCTGATCCGTTCCACATAATAGAATGGTTCGTACTGGGTGTACCAGAAAGAAATCCAGTCAGATTAGTAGCAGGTGCAGTATTAATAGTTGACGAGTCGCCAGTAAACTGGGTAGTTCCAACACTCAAAGTACCTACATTTAACTGTGACATTTAACCTACTTCAATAATTCTTACAATCCTATTTATAGAATAAACGTCACTAGGAATGCATACCCTATTAACCATAAACACAATCCACCTAAGACCTTATAATATTTCTTGAGAGGTGTACCAAAGTATTGTTGTCCGATCATCAAACATTTATGTGCAGGGGATAGTAGATACCCTGAGTATTCAGTTGCTAAGAACCATACAAGATACTGTTGACCAAAGATCAATACAAGTGCTGATGTCATACCTGCATACTTACCTGATGATCCCATGATATATGCTGCAACCATACCTACGAGAGTTACAGGAATAATCATACTAGGATCTGCTGCTTTTAGATATGCCATGACAGGTGCTTTAATAAGACCTACCACACCACCAAGAGCAAGAACAATAGTAGCAATAATAGCAAAACGACCGTCAAGATACTTACCCCACTTCCAATCTTTACAAATGATACTGTAATAACATGCCATGCCTATGAACCAAGGAAAGAAGAATATTGCTCCTGCTTTACCTACACACAATAAGAACCAAATCGTTGCAATAAATGGTGCCCATCCTCGTAATGCCCTCTGCCAGTTGAAGTCTCGGATATTATCCATGTTAGGTACAACTGATCGGGGATCAACCTTAGTAAAGATGAACCACCATGTATATACCAAACAGATAATCAGAGGTACAAATGTATATGATAGCATTTGTCCATAAGTAATACCCAATGCTGCCATAGGCAGGATGATAGTCTTTTCTAATGGACTCCACCAATAGTAATGATGAGTTGAAAGATAATCAATGATCCCGAAGTTGGATCTCTTTTCTTTACTTGGTGGTGCGATAGCATCCAGTAGTGGTGCGGATAGTGCTACCCTGCCTGGGATTGGTAGTACACCACCCAAGATAGAGGTGATAATAATCATCACCCTGTTGTCTTTAATATATTTCTTTGCGAGTGAGTAAACATCATCTAGTACATGATACTCTCGAATAAATCCACCGAGGATCATGATACCAAAAATGTAACCCATGTAGAGTTCTTTTTGGGCGATCGATTCTAAGATCTTAGACATAATTAAAGTTGATTACCATTCTAAAGGATGCATTTGTAGTTGATGTACCTGTATGTTTCATACCATTTGGAAAGGTTACGAACCTGTTAGCAACAGATTCTACCTTAGTACCATCTTCAAATGCTGTGTATCCATCACATGTATTCATATAAAGGATACTTGTCTTTATGTATGGACGATCTTCTGCATCCAATACATCAACATGCATACCATGTTCAACGAGACGATCAGTCCCCATGACAAGATTTGCTTTGCACTTGATCATAGCACAAGGTTGTACTTTTTGCAAGACAGGGTAAAGAACTTCAATAGTCTTGTCAACAGGTGCATGCCTGTCATAAAAGAAATGTACCATCTGCATATTACGATTCACATTCTCAGGTGTATCATCAACAATCTTAGATGATTCCCAGAGTATGTTGTAACTCATCATCATCTTATACAGATGTGTAAACTCTTCTACTGGTAGGAACTGATCTTCTACATTAATCATTAATAAAGCGACTCCTCCTGATTGCTCAGAATAACTACATCGGACTCTGGATATGCCACACAAGTGAGAACAAATCCTTCTGCGAGTTGGTCATCATCAAGGAAAGATTGCTCTTCTTGATTGACTGTACCTTCCTCGACTTTACCTGCACAAGTTGAACAAGCACCTGCTCTACACGAGTATGGTAGATCAACTCCTGCTTCTTCTGCTGCGTCTAGAATATACTGATCGCCTTCGCATTCAAAGGTATCTTTAGTGCCATCGGGGTGTTTAAAAGTAACGTTCATAGGATATCAAATGGAACATCCTATATATTACTTCTCAATCACAGCAACGTGTACACCATTCCAGAAATCGTTAGCATCCTCTGACTTTTCGGTCAGAATAGTTCTCTCCCACAGCACATTCTTATCTTTTAGAAACTCCTTTGCTCTTTCCATTACTTTGTCAAAGTTTGCATCATCAATAACCAGAATGTAATCCTTATCAGCATGCTTATGAAGATGTTCCAAGTTTGGAATCATATCCTCATTGACATCAGCATCATAGAATATCACACGAGGGGGATACTGAGGATTAAATTCAACTGCTTGAATAGGTTTAACAGAGAAACCAATAGAACAATCAGTATTCATCCATTTCTCTGCGTTCTTAATGAACTCATCAACTGGATTTGTGACGTTCTCGTAATCTTTATGCAAGTCTTTACGTTTAGGTTTGATAATTTCATCTTGGAAATCATCAATAGCATATGCCTTGACTGCACTATTCTGATATAGAGCAGCGAATACTGTACTACCCATGTATGCACCTGCATCAACATATACTGTCCCACGCTCATTGCATAGGTTGTTGAGTAAGTGTCTGATTTTATTAGATGACAATCCAAGCACATCATAACCCTCAGGGTTAAAATTAGAGTTGTTATCTACAGCACCATCAATGGCACGAATGGCACGATCTACCAGAGGATTCATTTTTCGTTGTTGCTTCTTCAATCGAGAGTCTAGCACAGATTCGCAATAGTTGCAATCCCAACAGTCAAATTGACATGTTTTAATCTTCTCTCGCCAGATATTTATGGGTGCATCAGGCATCTTGATGTCATCCATGTACTCTTCAAAGTGAGGAAACATCAACGTAGTTGGTTCTTGCCATCTTTCAATAAGATCCATGGACTCTTTTAGTCTCATGCCATCTTCTCTACCATGTAACTTGAATACATCAATACCAAGATCTAAGAACTCTTGCCAGTCCTCCTTCCAAGGGGGTAAGTTTGCTGCTTTAAGTTCATGTGCAGGGTCATAAGCATCCCATCGCTGACATGATACACGACTGATAGTGCTATTGAAGTATTGAGGTTCACTTCCCTGTCTTGTACTATTATATTGATAATGCTCTGGCATGATAGGACATCCACCCCAACAATGCTCATTCACAAGCAATGATAGTTTGACTGGATTACCTTTCTCTTCACAATATTTCTTGGCATCAACAATTCTTTTTAGCAGATTTCTATCTCTCATCACATCCCTATCGAGGTTAATGTAATGGAAACCTGCACTTGCAAGGGTGACTATCTCGTTAGGTTTTGTCACCTCTCGTAAGATAGTATTCTTAATTTCTAGTTCTGGAAAATGTTTTTGGATCTGTCCAGTCATGATCCATGATGTATGAGGTATAGTTGCACACCTCACACCATTATCATATAGAAACTTAAAGTTCTTGATGAACTCATCTAGGTTCTTTTGATCGGGTCTTACCCAAATGTTATTGAATGTAGCAGACAGGGGAATACCTGTCTTATCTGAAATGTATAAAGCATTCTTTGCAGCACCTTGTGCATCGCTATTGGTGCGAAAAACATCCCCCATCGCATCCTGCATGAATGGGGGCATTCTTGTAGTAAAGTATAGGTCGTATATTACCGTTCCATTTCTCAGCAGGAATGGAATGAACTCCTCGTCAATAAACTCAGGACTTACCTTCGGATTGATTGGCAGACTGAATACGCCTATCTTCGAGGTTGTTGTGTGCATAATCTGAGAGAACTCCTGCTGTATCAAATAGTTGCGGTGGTTTGCCTTCCATCATTTTATCGACCCTTGCTTCTGCTGCTTCTTTAATGCCACCAACAGATCTATTGACAGCAGTAGAGTATGTCATCGCAAGATCACATACAGCACCTTGATCTTCTGGTGCCATTTGCAACATAGATTCCAAGTTACCTGCTTGGATTCTACCAGTAGTTAGCAAGTCAATAGCAGACTGTTTACCCATACGAGCAATCCAATACTTATGCTCTTCAACTTCTTCTAGTTGTTTGTCCTCTAGAATTTTGACAATTTCACTTGCATCGTCAGTTCCTGCTTTCTCTTTAATAATATTAAAGAAACCATTGAGTTCCTCTTTACATTGCCTGAGTTTGTTTAACCAAATCTGCCTATCAAGATACAGCAATTCTAGTTCGTATTGCTTATCCTGCTTGTAAAAAGGATTCTCTTCCTTTTCCATTTCATGCTTAACTCTAGCAATATCATTTAGACACCGCTTGAATTGAATTGTACTTTTTGATAGAGAATTCGTTCTACCTTGAATCTCCATCATTGCCTGTCGGATCTGCCTGTAGGGTGTGACCTGACTATTAACAACGTAATACTTGTTTTGAAATTCTGTTTGTCCGAAGTGTTGTTGCTCTGACCATGCCATCAGAGATTCATCGAACTTATCAATTTCTTCCCACTTATCAATACCTTCGAGTTCCTTAATTACATCAGAAACTCTGTAATCGGTATCAGAACTGGATTCCTTTTGAGTAGTCGAAAGGTTGTTTTCTTTCGATGTTTCCTGTTTCTTCATTGGTTGTGCATCTTCCATATTCAAGACATTGTGCATTTGACATTGCACTATTGAAGTAATCTTCAAGTACAACGTTCAGTTCACGAACACTAGAACACCCATTAATAATCTGGATCATCTTTTGTTCTGCGACTGCTAAGTCATAGAGTCCTGTTTTAAACTCTGATTGCTTGTCAACTATTTTAGTCGCAAACTGTAGAGTTGTCAAGTCTCTGACCTCTGCTAACTTATGTATAAGTTTTGTCTCGAACTCATTATCAGCAAGGTATGCGGTTGCTTCACAAATCTGATCTGACCATGTTGCTTCTTCAAGTGTAGAGAATTTAGTTTTAAGAACATTATGTCTATGCTCAAACTCTTCTTGCACTGCCAGTACCATGACATCCTTCATGAAAGGAATGACATAGTTTGAGTATATTGTATCATCTATAGTCTCTTTATCTTTATTTGTAGTTCCCTCTTCGTTTTGTCCGTAAGTAGATCTTTGATGCCTAATCTCTCCCCAGTACTTATCTCCAAAGATGCCATCTTTACT